AAAAAGATATTAGCTAGTTTAGAAGTTAATAAAAATGATATCTTAATTGCTGAATATTCTAAAAGAATTAACGATGAGTTAGATATCCTTAATAAGAAAAAATAAAGGAAGTAAATGAGTATAAACGATGATATATTATCTAGAGGGCTGAAAGAACGTGCCCTTTTAAGTCTTTACGAGAAGAAACTAGATACCGATTTAACAAAAGTCATGTCATCCCATAAAAAACGATTAGTAAATTCTACTTTAAAGAATGGTAACAAAAGTGTAAACGCTTTAAACCGTGCTTTAACTTTAGAAACAAGAAAAACTTATCGTAAGATATACAAAAATGGAATTTCAGAACTAAAGGCTTTGGCTAATACAAGTTCTAAGTTCCATAACAATACTTTAAAAGAAAGCTTAGGTAAAGTTTATAGAAGTAAAGTGTATACTGGGTTGAAAGTTAATGATTTAATTATTAATTCAGCAGGAACATACTTAGCACAAATTACATCTATCAGTTTAACACAACAGAGAAGAATTAAAGATGTTGTTAGAAAAGGTATGATAGATAACTTAGCTGTTAATAAAATTGCTAAGAATGTAGGTGATTCAATTGATTTACCTAGTGCTCAATTAAAAACTTTATCTAGAACTGCTATAACTGAAACATCAAGTAATATATCTAATGCAACTTACAAGTTGAATGAAGATGTAATTGATGGATATCAATATGTAGCAACTTTAGACTCAAGAACTTCTATGATTTGTGGAAGATTAGATGGTAAGGTTTTCAGATTAGATGATAGTAGAGGTGTAAGACCTCCACAACATTTTAATTGTAGATCTACAACTGTTCCTGTTGTTAAATCTTATGAAGATATAGCAAATACAAAAAGTTCTAGAATTAGTAAAAGAAGATTAAAAAGATTATCTGGTAGTAAAAGAGCATCTTTTAATGGTCAAGTTGCTAGTGAAACCGATTATGCTAAGTTCTTATCAGAGCAAGATAATAACTTTAAATTAACTGTATTAGGTAATAAACGTAGAGTTGAAATATTTAATACTGGTAAGTTAAAGTTTACACAATTTAGTACAAGAGATGGTGAATTAGTATCAGTAAGTAGATTAGAAGAATTACTTAATGGTATTAAAAGTAAAAAATAACTAACAAAAAAGAAATATTTTACTTCATTGATTTAAATATAGATGAGGTAGATGTATAAAAACAGAATTTATATTTGTTTATAAGTATAGATTCATTAATAAATATAACAAGGGCCGTGTCCCAAGGAGATAATAATGAGTGAAGAAATAAAAGTACAAGAAGACACTAAAGTAGAAGAAACTAAAGTAGATAATACAGATATTAAAGGTCTGGTTGATGCTGAAGTTGCTAAAGCTATTAAAAACATCAAGTCTAATTTAGATAATGCATACAGTGAAAGAGATAATGCTCTTGCTGCTGTTGCTGAAGCTAAAAGTGAAAAGCAAAAAGCTGAAATAGAAGCCTTAGAAAAACAAGGTAAACATTCAGAAGTTATGCAAATGAAAATAGCTGAGATGAGTGCTAAACTTGAAACTTATGAACAAAAGAACACAGAATTAAGCAGAGATAACGCTGTGCGTTCTCAACTTAACTCTTTAAACTTCAAATCTGATAAAGCCGCTAATATGGCCTATCAAGATATCGTAGGAAGTTTAAAGAAAGATGCTACTGGAAATTGGGTGCATGAAAATGGTCTTAGTATTAGTGATGCCGTGTCATCATATTCTAAAGACGATAATAATGCGTTTTTATTCTCAGTTAAAGCAAATGCAGGATCTGGAGTTAATCCAGCTAAGCCTGCTTCAGGAAACAATCCTGTCAAATCTATAAAAGAGATGTCAACTGACGAACTACTTGCTAATATTGAAAAGGGTAACGTTAAAGTTGACGGAGAATGGGCTGACTAAGCCTAATCTTTTATAATAATAACCGAAGCAATTATGCTTCAATAATAATAAAAGGAAAAAACAAATGACTGTAACAAGTTCAAATTTTAATAACATTGCTAAGGCAATTTCTGCTTACGCACAAGCTGAAAGAGCAGACGCAGCGTTATTAACTTCAACTGCACTAGTTGGTTCTGACGCTAGAATCACTGATGCTGGTGAAAATTACACTGGTACACTAAGATGGTTAGATTTTGCTGATCCATCAACTGCTTACAAACAATCGGAAACTATTACTGATACAAACATTAACTTAATGTCTGCTTCAAACAAGTCTGCGATTTATGTAAAAAACATTGATCACATTGGTGCTCAAGAAGCTTCAATTCAAAAACTAGTATCTAAAGTAGATGGTTTATCTTACTTAGGTTCTCAATTCGCTGCTGTAAGAGCAAGAAGAGAAGACCTACAATTAAGATCAATCTTAAACGGTGTTTCTGATAAAATTTGGGGTGCTACTGCTATTGGTGCTTCTGATTCTGAAGCTGTTGTAGGAACTTTCGGGTACTACACTGGTTCTGATTCAGGATCTAATCCAGCAGCGTTATTTGCTACTGAAACAAATGCTAATAAAAGATCTGCTTTCTTCGACAAACTATTTGATGCAATGACTGCAATCAAAGGTGAATACGAAGAAGCTTTTTACTACCTAGTAGTTGACACTTCTACTTACAACATTATGAGAAAACAAAACGTTCTTGATGTTGCTCCAGTAGTTGATGGTAACTTTAGTTTTAACACTATTATGGGTGGTAAAATCAGATTAGTTATTAACAACCAAGTACTAACTGCTAACATGCCTGCTGGTTTAAAGGTTTCTTACCTTGCTAAACCTGCTGCATTCCATTACAGCGAAATCGCACAAGTTAACCCAACAGCGGTTGACAGAAACGAACTAGCTGGTAACGGTGGTGGTGCTGTAACTATCCTATCAAGATGGGGTAATATCATGCATCCTAAAGGGTTCTCATGGGCTGGATCTGCGACTGCATATCCTGCAAATATCGACCTAGCTGATGCTGCTTCTTGGTCTGTTCACGCAACTAACGTTAACCAAATGGGTATATTCCCTATATTCCACGGTTAATTATTATAACTATTAGATACGGAGAAATATAATGGCTTTACAAAAAGGAACTAACTCTTTTGTTAGTGTATCAGAATCTGATGAATATTTTGAAAATAGATTGAACTCAGAAAACTGGTTTGCAAATGACGGAGCAGTTGAACAAGCTTTAGTAACAGCCACTGGAATTCTCGATGACATGGATTGGGGCGGCACGGCTACGCCTACTGCCTCATACCCGTTATCGTGGCCTAGAGATATTACATATTATGATAATAAATCTGGCTACTATACAGACTTAGAAGATGATAGATCAACTACGTCTGAAGGTACTATTCCAGGAGATATCAAAAAGGCGACTTTTGAGTTAGCACTTCATTTATTAAACAATATGAAGACACAAGAAAGTAATGCTTCAGGTGAAAACAAAGTTAAAGACTTAACTGTTGGATCGGTAAGATTAATATTCGATATAAACAGTGGAGTTAAAAACTTTAAAGAATTACCTGATAGTATTGTTAATTTGTGTAATAAATATTTAAATGAAATGTCTACAACTCAATCTCGTGGTGTTCGAGTTAGTGGAGGTGCTTAATGAGTTTTAAAACACTTATAAATAGTAACGTCACTAACGCATTTTCACTTGTTGGAGATTTAGCTACGAATGTACAGTTTACAAATGTAACCGTTACTGGTTATGACTTTGGTAATCAAACTGTAAATTCAACAGCTATTGCTCCTATTACTATCAAAGGTATTATAACAAACAGTTATAGAACTAATGATGATAAACCAAGAGTAAATGCTGATATAATATTAAAGTCTTCTGATATTGATTCTAAAGTTCTCGACAATTATGATTCTGTCATATTTGGTGGGAATACTTATGCAATTAATAAATATGATGACAATGGTTTTATAATAAACATTACAGTAGGAAGGGAGGGTTAATATGGCGACAATAACACAATTATTAACGTCTGTTGAAAATCTTTTTACAACTACTGAATGGACATCGCATAATATCAAAGCATTTCCTGCAAACTACCAAGGCGAATTAAACGCTGATGAGTGGATTCGGGTTAGTGTATTGCCTTTTTCTTCAGAGTTAGTTTTTAATACTGATGTATCTGCTAACGGTCAAATAGTATGTCAAATTTTTGTACCTTCTGGTGCTGGAATGAAACGTGCTTATGAGATCGCTGATATATTAAAAAACTTACTAGATCGGAAAGAAATTTCTGGGTATCTGCAAACAACTAATAGCTTTATAACAACAGTTGGGGTTGACGTAAAAGATTCAAGTTTATTTAACGTGAATTACACCGTCAATTTCATTTCAATTAACTAATATACAATATAAGGAAAAAATACAATGGCTCTAATATCAAATATAGGTGCTGGGATTTTCACAAGCTTGAAATTCAAAGCTGATAGTTCTTACTCTTTACCAACTTCAGATTCATCTCACCAAACGTTTATAGCGTCTGGAACAGGTGATTTTGATGGTGCTACAGAAGTAACTTCAATCAGAGAGTTTCCAAGTTTTGGTAAACCCGCAAACATAGTCAATATCCCGCAGTACGGTCAGTCAGTGTCTAGTCAAATTCAAGGACAAGCTGATGC